GATTCAGGAACATCAGGATTTTTAAAAATTAAAATAAATGATGGCTCAGATAACATAGAATTATTTAGTATTAATATAACATCAAACGCAATAACAAGTACAGCATCGGTCACAGGTACTATATCTGAAACAGACCCAAATGCTTTACCACTAGCAATAGCTTTAGGATAAGGAGAACACATGGCAAATACTTTTAAGGTAAAAACAAATGGTGCGATGCCGTCAAGTGCTGGAACTCCATTAACTCTTTACACAGTTCCAAATTCTACAACCACAGTAGTTATTGGATTAACACTTTGTAATATTCACACAACAGGAGTCACAGCTTCAGTTCAATTAGTATCAGACACATCAGATACAGAAACAAATGAAACAGTTTTATTAGTAAAAGATGTATCAATTCCAGCTGGGTCATCATTAGAACTTTTAACAGGTGGTAAAGTTGTTGCACAAGCAACTGATATTATTAAAATTGATTGTTCAGTATCAGCAAAATTAGACGCAACATTATCAATATTAGAAATTACATAGGAGTAAATAATGAGTTATATTGGACTCCCACCAAAAGCAACATTTTCTTCAGGATTACTAGATAGATTCACAAGTACAACAGGCACAACTGTAACCCTCACGCACGATATATCTTCAGAAAACGATATAGTCGTATTCGTAAATTTTGTAAAACAAGACAGCACAACATATTCAGTAGGTGGAACAGGAAATAAAACTTTAACTTTAGGCGGAACTTTAGTTTCATCTGATATTGTAGAAGTTCATTATTTAAACATTGTAGGTCAAACAGTTGCACCATCTTCAGGAAGTGTCACAACAACAACTATAAACGATAACGCAGTAACAGGAGCAAAACTAAACACAGATATAATTTCAGCACAAACAGAATTAGCATCAGGTGTGGCATCAACAGATGAACTATTAATATCTGATGCTGGAGTTTTAAAAAGAGTGGATGTATCTTTGGTTGGTGGTAATAATACTCCAGCTTTTGAAGCAACTGCTCCTGATAATCAAACATATTCAGATGCTACACAAACAACAATTCCAGCAAATACCGAAGTTTTTGATACAGATAGTGCTTATAATAATAGTAATTACAGATTTACACCTCAAGTAGCTGGTAAATATCTTTGTTATACTGAAATAAGTGGCACAGGGTCAAGTGATACACTTAGACATGTTTATATAAGTATAAGAAAAAACTCATCAGATAATTATTTAAGCACAGCCACAGGAGGACTTAATTTTTCAGCTATTGGAATAACAAAAGTAATAGTTTTAGATTTGAATGGAAGTTCAGATTATGTTGAAAGTCAAGTTTATATAGATCAAGGAAGTGGAACACCAAAATCACTTTACGCAAGAATTGGAGCATTTAAATTAATAGGAGCATAATATGGCATTTAGCAAAATTATAGCAGAGAGTATGGACTTAACAGACACGTTTGCATTTACAGGAACTGTCACAGGAGCTGGTGGAAGTAATAAAAATTTATTTTTAGCTTACAATAACAGTGGCGACACAATTTCAAACGCAAGTTGGACAAAGGTCACAATAGATACTGAGGTTTATGATACTGCTTCTGCTTTTGATACTTCAAATTACAGATTTACAGTACCATCAGGAGAGGGTGGTTATTATAAACTTTATGGAATGGTCAATGGCAGAAATACAAGTAACAGATTAAGAGATATGCGAACTGCATTTTATAAAAATGGAAGTCATATCAGCACTAAATATGGAGAGTCAGCTTGGAATCATGCTGATAGTGGAGATGGTAATTTTAGAGGTTTTTCATTAACTCATAGTATTATTGTAAATTTATCTGCTGGAGATTATATTGAATTATATACTTACATAACAGTTTCAACAGGGTCGCCAATAGTAGATGAAATTACTATTTTTGGTGGTTACAAATTAAATACATAAAATTAAGAAAGGAGAAACTATGGCACAACTAAGTACAAAGATTTCACTTTATGCAAATTCTTTAGGAGTTAGCAAAGTGGATTTTTTAAATGATGTTAAGTTGCAAGACGACAGCGATGGTAATGGTGCATATATCAAAGAATGGAATTTAGATATTGCTCAACCTACTTCAGCACAATTAGACAGTTATGAAACTGCTGGTAATACTGCTGAGAGTAATGCTAATGTAGATGCAACAAGACGTGAGGGCTATGGAACGTGGAATCAACAACTCGATGAGATGTACCACGATTTTGAAGCTTGGAAAACTAGGATTGCTGGTGTAAAATCAGATAATCCAAAAGAATAAATTATAGGAGTTCAAATTGTCTTATATTGGAAAGACACCTACTGTTGGAAACTTTATTAAGCTAGATGATATTTCAACATCTAGTACGAACTCCTATACTCTACAACATAATTCAGTAAATTTTAGCCCTGAGAGTGCTAATCATATGCTGGTATCACTAAATGGTGTAATTCAAGCACCAAATACATCTTACTCTGTATCAGGCTCAACAATTACTTTTTTACCATCATCAGGAACTTTATCTTCATCAGATAGCATTGACTTCATTATGGTATATGGAAATGTACTAGACGTAGGTGTAGCTTCATCAGTTGCAGATTCATCCGTCACAAAAGGCAAATTAAATTTAATATCAGATTCATCTTCTGCTGGTCTAACAGTAAAAGGAGACGGCAGTTCAGAAAATGGAACTATACAATTAAACTGTTCTCAAAATTCTCATGGAATAAAATTATCTAGCCCAGCACATAGTTCAGGTCAATCTTATGAATTAATTTTTCCTACAGGAAACGTCACAGCAGATAAAGTTTTAAAAGTAGCTTCTGTATCAGGTTCAGGTACTACAGGAATAGGTCAATTATCTTTTGCTGATGCTGGTGGTGGAAGAAAT